ACACATTACCAAAAGCAGTCAAAGCGATAAAACAAGCAGGATTTAAAGATTCATTAAAAGGATTGACAGTTAAATTACGATTAGTAGAAAAACCCGGATTTGGTGGTGATAAAGGTGGTGAATACATTTCTTATGAGGATACATTAGCTTTATATGCATGGGGTATGGTGGATCAATCATCAGCACTCCATACTTTAGTTCATGAACTTGGGCATAGGTTCTTTAGAAAATCATTAACTAAAAGTGCTCAAGAAGCATGGGGCAAAGCAATTTGGAAGAAATTCATTACTGTAGAGAAAAATCATGTTGAAGATTTCTTTAATAAATACATAAAAGGTAAATTTGAGCAGAAATATGATGATCCAAATGAATATTCAGGAATAAAAAAACCAGAAAGAGAAAGATTAGATGCTTTAATAAAAAAGAATGAAAAAGACCCAAATATAAAAACTATATATCAATTTTTAGTTCATACAATATCATATAGCACATCATTAAAAGAATTATTAAATTATGTTGGAGAACGTATTCATATAGAATTCATAACTGATTATGCTAGAAAGAATACAGAAGAAGCATTTTGTGAAGCATTTGCATTATATGTAAATAAAAGAAATCAATTAGGTGAATGGACAAGAGACTTCTTTAAAGAAGTAGTTAGATCAGGTGGAGCAAATATAAAGGAGAGTAAAATGGACTTAATAGAAAAATATTTAGGTGAAGCAAAAGGAGCTAGTGCATATAAAAAAGAATTTATCAAATATGCATATGAAATAATTGATAATTATATGTCTCAGCATCCAAATAAAATAAATTTTAAGGATAGTGCAAAACAGCTTCAAGGTGCTGTTGTTCAAATAATGGGAACTATGGCATTACCAAAGGGAAATCCAAATTACGCTAATATGGAAAGATATATGCCTAGAAAATTTAATAAAGAACTTTTTGATAATGGTGATGGAAATTCATATGATAGTGAATGGTTAAGTATGACAGATGCAAAACATTTCACAATAGCAAGGGAAGCAATGTTACAATTTGATAAGAAAAAAGCAAAAACAGGATTGAAAAGATCGGATTTATCAACTTTTTAAAGGATATATAAATGAGAGAATATTTCTTTTTTAATGTATTCAGAAAAACTATTGTACAGTTTTTCGATGCATTCAATGATATAAAAATAGCTAGGTATGCCGATGATGGGAAGACCATTGACAGGTATATTGAAGTACCTATTAAACATTCTATCAAAGAAAAGATGTATTATTGGTTAAATGAAAGAAAAGATGATGAAGTCTTGCCGATGATAACAGCATATATTAGTTCTATAGACTTTGCAACAGATAGAAAAGTTAATTCTGCATATGGTTTTGCGGCAAGCTGTAATTTTGATAATGCAACATATGAAAAATATCTACATCCATGTCCTTATAACCTAACTTTTACAATGAATATTTGGGCATTACATATGGTAGATATTGACCAAATAATGGAACAAATTTTACCATTTTTTTGTCCACATATATTTGTAAGAATTACGATAGCCGAATTAAATACAGCATTTGATACTAAGATTGTTTTTAGGTCTGCAACTCCTGAAGTCAGTCATGAAATGGCAGACCTTGAGTATAGAGTTATAAATTATACATTAGATTTTGAAGTACAGACATGGTTTTTTAAACCAACAACAGATACAGGGCTTATTAAAAAGATTTATGGAAGCTATTTTCCAGATCAAGCTTCATTTTTAAATTATATTACTGATACGAATAGTACCTTTTCATCAGGTGCTTCAGGTGGGTTAACATATGAAATCAAAGGAAGGGTTGAAGATGGTGAACTTCTTGTTACATATAATCTATTTGAACCATGAAGTGGGTCAAGCTAATCTTCAGTTAGGAGATAAAATATGAGATTTAAAAAATACTTAGAAGAAAGCATAAATGAAATGTCCATTCCTGATGCTATGAAAGTTTTCGGCATTAATCAGGATGAACTTAGTGATAAAGATTTAATTAAGAAGAAATATAGAAATCTAGCTATTAAACATCATCCTGATAAAGGTGGAAGTTTACAGATAATGCAAGATGTTAATGATGCATTTGCAACTTTATCAAAAGCGAGTGATTCAGAAATCAAATCACAAACACGAAGGGAAAAATGGGCTGAAACAGCAGAAAAGTATAAAATGGCAGGAGCACAAATTAAAACTGCTTTATTGAGTAATTTTAAACCAGAAATATTTCAAGCATATTTTAAGGAATTAAGTGGATATGATTTCTCATATGAGATTAAAAAAGTATATCCATATGAAAGAGAAAGAAATCCATCATATGCAGGTTTTGATGCCGAATTTTTTACAAAAGATAGAAATACTGTATTTACATTTAAGGTTCATGCTAGTTTACATGATATTGTTTGGCCTAAAAATGAATTAGGTTATGGTGAAATGCAATATCAAGTATATACTGAAGCTCATGGATTTCATATGAATAAAAAACAAAAAATGTCTCAAAGAGATTGGAAATTCACAAGAGATCATTCATTCTTTAGAAAACCTGAAGAAGTTTTTCCAAGAAAAAAGATGAAAGATATATTTAGTGGTAAAACAAGCAATCGTAAATTTCAAAAAAGAGATATGGTTACTTTTTTAACTAAAAAACTTGGTGCAAGTTGGGATGGAGAATGGGCAAGAATACCACTAGGTGAAGATTATACTTTAACAATATTTAGAAGTGTCTTTATGAAACAAGGAGCATGGAGTATTAATGGAATATATCAGGAAAAACATGGTAGAGTTGGACAACCTAGATTTGTTACTTTTTTGGAAGAAGAAGAAACAGCTAAAATGTTTGAAAAAGTTCAAAAAGAAACAATGAAAGTGAAAGGAGATGCTAAAATAAAAAAGGCAAGTGATTTATTAAAGTATGCATATGAAGCATATAAAAAATCAAAGGGGATATAATTATGAGATTTAAACAATATTTAATTATCGAACAAAAGGATATGAACAAGGAAACTGTACAGAAACTTTTTAAATCATTAGATAAAGCGGCAATGAAGAAAGTTTCTAAACTACCTAATACTGCTCCAATAGTGAAACAGGTTATACAGTCCATAGGGGAAGTTCAACAAAGACTGAAACCTAGCATGAACCTAAAGGGTGAGGAAGCAGTCAAGGCATTTTTCGGAGCATGTAAAGGGTTGTTTTTGGCTAATCAACCACCATTATCAACATTAATAAAAAAATATCCTCAATTAACTCAACAGATTAACAATGTTTTTCTTGATGATGAAATGATTTTTTAAGGAATAATTTATGATTACATGTAATTCATCTAATTTACAGAATATGGATAAGGCAACTCCTACTAATTATAGGTTGATCTTTCCATTAATACCAACAGAAACATCAATAAGTGCCAATAATCCATTCATTATGAATATTTTTTCTGCTATTTTGCCTTCTGTATCAATGGCAACAGAGGATTTACATTGGCAGGGGAATAAAACAAGACGTGGACTTATACCAATGGAGTTCGATGTTTGGTTAGTGAGTTTTGTTGTAGACTCAAGATTAGAAAATTGGAAACTTCTGTTCGAATGGATGAGTTATATCAATAATAATAAAGATAAGATAGCAGAAGAACAGAAGAATTATGGTGTTGATGCTGCAATGATTGTTACAGATAATTTTGCAAATTCTGTTTTAGAAATTCAATTTGTCGATATTTGGCCTAGTATGATAGGTGAAGTCTCATTTTCACAAAGAGAGGGAGATGTTGTATTAGAAAGTATGGTTAATTTTCAGTATGATTACTTTCAAGTAAGAAAAACAGGATGGACAGATAATCCAATATTTGGATTTAGTTCATCTTCAAGTTCATCAAGTGAATCAACTTCAGGTGGTGGACTATAAAAAATGAATATTTTTTCAAAAAAATATAAATATATATGAAAAGGAAGCTCAGATTTAATAATCTGAAAAAATAGGGGGAAATTATTATGACTATGTATTTATCACCTTTGGTAGATGTAAACGAAATTGACTTAACTACAACTATTCCAGCAGTTGCTACCTCAATTGGTGTAATTGTTTTAAGAGATACTTGGAAGGGGCCTGAATTAAAGGAACAATTAGTCAATAATATTGATGAATTAATTGAACTTTTTGGTAGACCTGAAGAAGCTTTAGGAACAGCTACCTCTAATTTTTCAACAAGAGGACAATCCTATGAGGATATAATGGCAGCAGCAGGTTTTCTACAATATGGTCAAAATTTGTATTGTACAAGAGTTTTAGCTCCAAGTGCTACATTTTCGGGTGCATATGGAACAGTAACATCAGGAAGTTCTTTAACTCAATATACATCAGGTAATGGTTATCAACTATCTGATTTGAGTTCACAAGACCCTGATGAGTTTGGTGAAGAATCAACAGTTTTTGATGCAGGAAGACCCGATAATGGTTCAGAATTAGCTATTATAGCTAAAAGTAGAGGGGAATGGGGAAATTACGTGCAAGTGGGAATTGTTGGTAGAGAAACTTATACTAAAGTAAGACAAGGACAATTAGCTGCAAGTGCTATAGGTATATCATCAGAGCTATATGATGATCTTGATGAACAAGTAGATGTTGCATTTTCAGATGATCAACAATTATTAATAGTTATTAGAGCAGCAAAACAACAAAACGTAACAAATAATCCAATACCTTATCAAGTAGTCGAAACTCATCTTGTAAGTTCAGACCCAACAGAAATAGATGATACAGGTGCTAATATATTCATTGAAAATTGGATTAATAATAACTCAAATTATATTAGATGTTCAGTTGCAGCAAGCTTTAAAAATAAAAGCTTTAAAAACAAATATATGGATGGATATGATAATCTTGGTGGTGGAGTTCGAAGTCAAGGAGATAGTATAACCGATGCTGATGTAATTGAAGCATATGAACTTTATAGTGATGCTGAAACAATTGATGTTAATATTTTTATTGATTCTGGAAAATCAACTACAGTTAAACAATCACTAAAGAGTATATGTGAAGGTAGAGCAGATGCAGTTGCAGTTCTTGATGTACCTAGTTCATTAGTTATTAATAATAGAAGTAATGAAGCTACAGATTGTAGAGATTATAGATTAGGTTTACATGGTACATATAATCTAAATGAGAATTCAAGTTATATTGCAACATATACTAATTGGCTGAATGTATATGATAAATGGAATGCGAAACATAGATGGATACCATCTTCAGGACATGTAGCAGGTATTTATGCCAATACAGACAATGTTGCGGAAGCTTGGTTTGCTCCTGCGGGGTTAAATAGAGGTATTTTAAATAATGTTAGAAAGTTAGCTTGGAATCCAACTAAGGGTGAAAGGGATATCTTATATAAGAATGGAATGAATCCAATAGTAAGCTTTCCAGGTCAAGGAAAGGTTGTTTGGGGCCAAAAGAACATGCTTGATAAGACTTCAGCATTCAATAGAATTAATGTTAGAAGACTTTTTATTATAATTGGTAAAGCAATTAGTACAGCATTGAAATACTTTTTGTTTGAACCAAACGATACATTTACAAGATTAGCAATCATAAATATGATAGACCCATTTTTAAGAGATGTTGTAGCAAGAAGGGGTGTTTTTGATTATTTAATTGTATGTGATGATAGAAATAACACACCTGAAAGAATAGATAGAAATGAGTTATGGGTTGATATTTATATTAAGCCTACTAGAGCAGCAGAATTTATAGTTCTAAACTTGATTGCTACAAAAACAGGAGCAAGTTTTACGGAATTAGTTGCAGCAACTACTCCGTAAAAATTAGTACAATGGGGGGGATTAACTCCCCCCTTTTAAGGAAAAATTAAAGGGGGAAATTATTATGAATTATGCGACATTTGCAGCATTAACAAATTATGATACAGTAGCAGCAGCATTAGCGGCTAATGCATCAGATGGAGATGCATGGTTATTAAATGAAACTAAAATTTTTCAAGATGGTAGAATGGGAAATTCAAGAGCTAATAATACGGATGAAAATACCTATAAAAAAGGTAGTCAAAGACAAAAATCAAGGACTCTTACACCTACTATTAATAGAAATAAGATTAGTGCTAATCCGGGTGGCACACAAGCTAACAAAGTAAATGGTTATGCTAATACTACTCCGGGTGGTGGAACTTGGGTCAATAGAGAGACAAAACCTAATACAAAAGCACCTGCTATCAGACATAAAGTTGCTTGGTATGTAACTGATAGTACTCAAGCGGCAGGTTATCGTAGAGTTTTTGGTATTCTTGAAGACCCTGCAACCACATCTCCATATAGAGATGATGACGATAGAAGACCATAAAATAAGAAAATTTTTCTAGAAGGAGATTTTTAAAATGAGGTTAGAAAAATACTTGGATGAAATGTGTGGAAAAAAGCATTCTAAGAAGAAAAAGAATAAAGGAATGGATGAAGCATTGAACCTAGATTCAAAACAAGCTGAATTAGCATCTAAAGCTATTGGTGGGTTATTCGATAGTAGAAGGTCAAAAGAATGGGATACTGCTATGAATGTAATGTTTATTAAGAAGTCTTCATTGGTAAGTAGTGCTCTAAAGAAGCTAATGAAGGTTACAGGTAAACCTACATTTGGAGCTAAGTCCTATTTGGGTGTCCTGATGGCAGACCTTAAAGACCTTGAAATTATGGCAGAAAAACTCTATTGGAAATGGATGGATACACAAGAGTCATATGAAAAGGCAACGGATTTCCGTAAGAACTTTAAGGAAACAGGAAAAGATGCTGATGCATGGACAAAAAAGAAAACCAATGAAGAATTTGGTGAAGACAGGGGTAATGCTCTAGCCAAAAAACTAGTTGGAGAATGGAAAAAAATTGCAGGTGAAAACATTGAAGTTGAATATATAAAAGGTGCTTTTTTTGGGTTCGGTTCTGAATTAGCAACATTGAGATTGTTTATGAAGTATTCCAATAAAGGAAAAAACAATCCTAGTGGAAAATTTGATGTTGGATTCAGTACTAACTTAAAAAAACATTATTTTAAAATGGAAGTATAACCTGTAATAACAAATATAAATATAATATAGGAGAAAATTAAAATGCCTGATGTAAGATCGTTTAACATAGAAGCTTTTAAAGCCCGATTTGGTGACGGTGCTAAGAGTAGTTTATTTTACTATCAACCACAATGGCCTGTTGGTCTACAAGCAGACTTAACACAAGAGGATGCTATTTATTTGGTTAAAACTGCTCAGATGCCTTCCACTGCTCTTGAAGAAGTTACATTAAATTGGCAGGGTTTTGATTGGAAGTTTCCGGGCAAGCACACATATACAGATTTTGTTATAACATTTAATGTGGACTTGGAAGCTAAAATTAGAAGCACATTCGAAAAGTGGTCTAATCTCTGTCATAATCCAGTAGATAACTTTTATGCAACTCATGATGTTTATATGATGGATCAAACCCTTCAAATGATTGGTTATGAGGGTGATGTGATTCTTGAATTTACAATTCATGATGCTTGGCCTAAAGAGATATCACAAATTCAGATGGATTATTCATCTACTGAAGTTGCAACTTTTGATGTAACTTATACATATAGTTATCATGAGGTAACTTTTACAGAAAGAGGGGGAGCACAAAATCAATAATAAAACTTTAAAGCTGTAGGGGGGAAAAATGTCTGAAAGACCTAAATTTTTGGAACACGTTAATGTATATAATTTTAGTTGTGATTTACCCGGAAGTAAAGAATCAGTTCAATTTAAGCCTGTTGTTACAGGTCAACTCAAAAAGCTTCTCACATATGAGAATGAAACAAATTATGTAGTTCAAGAACAGGCACTTGATGATTTAATATCATCAAGTGTTTTGTCTGATGGGTTTGATGTGAAGGAACTTTATATTTATGATAGATTGTTCCTATTACTTGAAATCAGAAAAAAGACAAAAGGTGAGATACTTGAATTCCAATTAAATTGTGAGAATAAGAAATGTAATTCTCAATCTTTAAACAGAGTAAATCTTGATACACTTGAATTCATAGAACCTAAAAATTTGGATAATGTTATTGTAGAATTATCGAATAATATTAAAGTCCATTTACGTCATATGAAAAGGAAGCATCATAAACAGGAAATATTACCAAGATACTTCCCTAAAAAGGCAACAGAAAACCAATTAGGCTATATGTTTCAAGTTTTATTTCATGCATGTGCAATAGACAAAATAGAAACCAAGAGTGGTATTGACGAAAATATACCATTAAACGATAAAATCTATTTTGTAGAAAACATTCCAATGCATGAGATGGATAAGATATCCGAAGCTGTTGATGGAATGGGATTTGGATGGAAACTTGAATATGATTATCAATGTACTCACTGTGGATCGAAGAAGAAAACTATCATACCAATTCAACACAATTTTTTTGGCTAATTAATTTGTGGGGTTCTTTCAAAGGAATCATTCAAGAACAATATATTCTTGCAAGAAAGTGTAATATATCACCATTGGATAGTGATCATATGGTAGGATTCGAAAGAGAAATTTTTATCAGTTTAATAATGAAAGAAATAGAGGAAGAAGCAAAAGCTTTAGATAAAAAGTAATGGCAGATACGGAACTAAAAAAACTTAACAAAACAGTTGATGAAGCAGTTAACATTCTTAAGCTTTATGTGGGTAACTCTGCTCAAATAAAGAATATGAATGAAAAACAACGACAAGCTATTGAGAAATGGTTTGATGTTACTGAAAAACAAGAAGAAACTGTAAAACAAACAAGAGCTTTCACCGAAAGAGAAAGAGATGAAAAAGGAAGATTCTTAAAAAAACAAGAAGCTTTTTCTTGGAGTATTATGGGAATCGCCAAAGGTATTAGTGGAATGTTCATGGGAATGACAAAAGGCATAGGTAATTCTTTAAGAGGTATTGCTAATGGTATTACTTCGAAATTAAGTAATTTATTTAGTGCTGTCAAAGGACATTTTCTTGGATTGTTTGGTGAAGAATCAGAATGGTTTGATATTCTAGGTGGTATAAAAGATTCAATAACCGGATTTTTCGGATGGTTTACAAGAGGATTTATATGGATATTTAGAAGAACTCCATCATGGGCAAGTAAAATTGTAAAGACTTTAGGTAAAATGTATTCTTTGCAAATTAGACAAATGAAATTAGATATGCTTGGAGACCCTAAAAAGAAAAAATTAGGATTTTGGGCATTATTAGGTGCTGCATTATTTTTAGCTGCGGCATTGGTTGGAGCTTGGATAAGAAAGAAGCTCATGGGCATTGAATTGATGCTCAGAGGACTTAGAATAAGAAAGATATGGGATGGTATCAAACTTAGAATTTTTGGCCTTATGAGGACAATGAGGGGGAGATTTGGATGGTTAGATGATATTCTCAAATCAAGAGTTTTTTTAAAATTTAAAAACGGATTTATAGCATTTAAAAAAGTTATGTCAAATTTTGGCAAATGGTTAATGAAAGCACCTTTGATAGGAAAACTTTTAAAGGGTCTTAGATTCGGTTTTAAGGTTCTTGGGTGGCCTATAACAATTTTATTTGGTATTATAGATTTCATCAAGGGATGGAGAAAAGATTTAGGTGATTGGAGATCAAAATTAATAACAGGATTAAAAACAGTCTTTCATGGTTTATTGGATTTACCACTTGAAATATTAGGATGGGCATATGATAAAATAGTAGGTATATTTGGTGTCGAATCTGCAAATACAGGAGAAAAATTAAAAAAATGGTTCGATAGTATAATGGGATTTATGTTTAAATGGGGGCCAATTGGACTTATAACAGACATAATAAAAGGATTTACATCAGAAGGTGGGTTCAAAGGAGCATTTGCAGATAAAGTAAAAAGCTTACAAGAACCATTATTTTATATGATAGATTTTATTGCAGGAATATGGAATAGCTTTCTTGATTGGGCTGTAGAAAAAGTAAAAAATGTTCCTTGGTTAGGTGATAAAGTCATAGAGATGAGCAAATCTCTAAGAATGGATACAATTGAAAGACCTTCTTCAATAGAAAGCAATATTGATTCTAAAATAAGAAAAAATGAAGCTAAAAAGATTGAAAAAGAAGAAGAAAATAATAAATCATTATTAAGTGCTATTGATAATCAAACTCAAGCTACAAAAGCAACTAATAAACAAACTGAAGGTGCTGTTCAAGCAATGACTTCACTATCAACAGTTAATCAAGGAGCAGGTGGTGGTGGAGAACAGAAACAAATACCTGATGAGGTAGACAATTGGGGAATAACTATGTTTAATTATGGTGGGGGATTCTAATGGAAAGAGAGATAATGATACAGAGACCGACTAAATTAAATCCTTGGTCTAAACAAGCTCAAGTTAAAGATAAAAGTGGTACTGTTTGGATTTCCATGAAACCAAGAAAAATTTTAGATCAGTTTTCCAAAGGAGTTGGTGCTATAGCAACAGAAGAATTACCCGAAACATTTGTTTTTCAAGCTCCATTAAGTCTTAATGAAAATATAGTTCATCATTGGGAAGCTTATGAATCAGTTGCATCAAGAATAGCTCAGAAAGTTAGATCAGCAGTCAAACTAGGTGCTGAAGGTGCTGCATTGTTACAGACAGGAAGTAATATGATCAATTCTGAACAAATAAAACAATTATTCTCATCAAAAGCTTCAGATGCAGGAGTAGCAATTGAAAATTTTGTTAAAGCAGCATATGGAAATGTTGTTGGTTCAGTAATACCAAAAATTAAAGTTGATACACCATTATATTATACAAATTCAGATAGAAGACAATTAGTTGTAGAATTTCAACTATTTCATGAAAATATAAGTAGTAATCCTGAAAATGTTTTAGTTAAACCTATTCAAAAAATGATGAAATATTCATCTCCACATTTACCATCTAGGGGTGGTATTTCAATAGATTTTCCGTATATGTGGGAAGTCCAAACTATCCCATATCAATTTATTAATTATACTACTTGTGCATTGATAGGCGTTCAACCAACATGGAATGCACCATATTTACAAGGTGGGGTTCCATCAAGTGTAAATTTACAATTAACCTTTCAAGATATGTCACCACTTTATAGAGACACTATTACCGAAGGTTCAGTAATTAGAGTTATAAATCCTAATGAAGCCGAATCAAGGAGAGCACAAGGAGCAGTTCCAACTACTATTCAAGGTATTACAAATGCATTAGATAGAGCTAAACAATTAGCAGGTGGACAAAGACCCGAAGTGGCTAGAATTCCATCCACTCCGGGGTCAAAAAGCAACAATTTCTAAGATAATTATCTTGGTTTTGGCATATATTGACTAATCTCATGCATCTCTATTCTTTTCCCTGTTTTGACAATATAGGGTGAGTTCCATCTATCATCCCTATCTTTTAGTTCAAGCTTCTCAAGATGTAGATATCTTGGAGACCCACCAAAGATATCCCAATGAACCATTGGGTCAATATCTCTACCTTCAATGTCAAGGGTTGCTCTAAAGTGCTCCCAAGCTTCCATGAAGGTCTTGAACATCCATCTCATTCCATCACTTCTCCAACAGCTATCATGATCGGAAAGCTGTTCCATTTCCATTTCTTTATTATCTAACCAATAATGCCGTTCATTTGTGATATCCTTGAATAGGACTTTAGTATAATTGGATGGTCTATGAAATATCAGAATATATTCCCTTATAAAACTATTGGTATCTCGAACTTTAGTGTTACCATCTTCAGCATATCCATGATCAGTCCATTCCAATTTGACCTTCATTCCAAGACAGATATTTCTATCATGACCACAAGGCAACATTGATTCAACGGTTTGGGTAATGAACCATTCGTAATTGTTTGACTCCATTTTTTTCTCCCTTCTACCATGTTAAAAATTGTATTGGTGGAACTGAAAGCATTATACTAATTGCCGAAATAACAACTAATGTAAGAAGTTTAAATGCAGCAATACCTATTGCTATTCCAAATCCAATTCTGATTGATTGATAAAAAGTAATTCTAGTATGTATGTATTTCATTTATTTTTCCTTTTTGGCATGGGAGACAGGGTTCGAACCTGCATTGTACGAATGTACCCGGATTTGGAGTCCGGTGCCTAGCCAGTTAGACTACTCCCATATTAATCAATTAAAAAATCATTTTCTGAAAATGTCACAACGATATTTTTTGACAGAGAATCCAAGGCCCTTTGAGCAAGTTTGTTACCTGTACCAAAATGAACTGATTGAAACCTAACTTCATCCTCATCTCTGTTATTATGAACTTTTACCATTCGAAATTGATTGATATATTCAGCTAATGCCATATAAGCACCATAGGAAGTTCCTTTAACTCCCCTTGTGTTTGCTTCTCCTGTATTTTCAAGGCAACTCAAGAAAATAGAAACTTGATTTTCAAGTTTTTTTTCTGCAAGAGTTGATTTGGGTTTAGGAAAAAGATTTCGAAACCAATCAAGAGCTTCTTTAGTTGATAAACGCTTATTAGCAAGACCTTCCATTTTTTTATCAAAATTTTCAATTTCTTTTTCGTAATATTTGAGGATTTCTTTAACAACATCTAAACGATTTGCAACATATTTTGTATGACGTAAATTATAGACTTTACTTGAAGTATTAATTGAAGAATCTTGATATGTCATAGTTGCGTGTCCTGCTATTCCATACATTCCATTAAAAGAGGTAAGCATAAGAAAGTTTAATTGAACCTTATGCCCTTCCACATATTCTCTTTCACCAAGATTTAGTTCGATACCTATAACTGCTCCATTCATCATAGTAAAAGTTCCTACGATTTTACCATTTGAAGATTGAATTAACTCTTGTGCTAAATCATAGAGAATAATAGGTTGAACAGGTTCCCATCCTTTACCGACTGTTCCAAGATAATTTAATGTATCTTCTCTAACAATACCTACATGGTCAGGAACGGAAATATCATCAAAAAATTTATCGACAGATTTTGTTTTTAGATTAACTTTTTTGACTGTAAAATTATGGTTTGCTTCCATCATAATGTCAGTTATATTTTCTGAATTAACTAAATTTGAAAACATAAAATTCTCCTTGGTTTTAAATTATTTTAAATGTGTTATGGAGTTTATTAGCTACTCTTGAATAATGGAAATATTCACCATTGGATGTATTGAGTAAGTATCCTTCAAGATGGTGACTTATGGAATCCCTCATCCTTACCCATATAATTCCTTCATTCTCTATTTTTGATCCCGGTGCTAAACTATTTAATTTTTCGCAGAGTTCTTTATATTCGATCATGATATTAGTATCTCATATAAGATAAAGGTTGTCAAGACTTTTTTTCAACAAATATGAATAAGTGTTTTTTTCTTGCTTTTTTTCCAACAGTCAACATGGTGAATCCTTCAGGTATTGATTTATTCCATCCATTTTTTCTTGCTTGAGATATGGATGGAAATATATCTGCTTTATGAAGTATGTGAGCCATTATCCAATTATCCTCTATTATAATAAAGGTATCATCATCAGTTAATGGGCCAAAGAAAAGTTCCTTATCGGAATCAGATGTATTTTTTCCAATAAAATTCATTTTTAATATCCTAATGCTTTTCCCCATCTATGAACACCATGCCAATTTGTTTTATCGACTGCATTGACGATTATATCAACAACTTTATCAAGTTCTTTCTCAACTTCCCTACGATTTTTCCAATCTTCATCTTGAAGATCAAAATTAGCACAAACTGGCATACATTGATGAGAACCTTTAGGAGAAACATAAAAACAAACCATTCTCCAAACATATGATGCTCTACCTGTCAGAGTATCTTTAACTTTGGGTTTACTTGCTCTAACAGTACCATCTTTTTTAACAACTATATGAAGAATTTTATGTAATTTAACTGCTTGTTCTTCAGTTTCGGTAAGCTGATATAATTTATTTTCGGCAGTCATGATATCTACATTAGGCATATTGGTTTTCATTTTTAATCCTTTCAGTTTGTTGTTTACATTCATGCCTTACTATATAGCAAGTGTTATGCCAAAATCAATAAAAAAATTATGTATTTGAAATCATTATAAATATTGATTTTATTTCTCTGAACATGCCGAAAAGATTGTCATATAATTGACAATTTTTGTCAGTAATATGACAATATTCGGCAGTATCCGGCAATATTTAAAATACCACATACTGCCACAAAATCATAAGTATCTGATATTATTTATATAAAAAAATTATAAAGATATATATAATTTGGCATGATGTTTGCTCTATATATAAGCATGAACACAAACAGAAAACAAGGAGAAAACACAATGAACTTAATCGAAAAAACAAAAGCTGATAATATTATTTGTGAAATTCTCAGTGTAAATGATTTAAGTCTGTTTGATGAAATTGAAAAAAGTAAATTGCGAAAAGCCGTTTTAGAAGAAGAATATATGGAAGTTTATAGTTTTTCATATAAGGTAATTCGTTCATCCGTTAAAAATCTTGTATTTGTATAAGGAAGTGAAAAAAAAAGCTTGACAACCTTTATCTTATATGAGATAATATAATTAAACAATGGGAAAACAACAAAACATAGAAAGGAAAAACAAAATGAAAAAACTTACCGATGCCGATTATGCTTTGTTAGCTGCAAGAGGAAAAGTTACCAAACCTTTTAATACGGTAACTGATTTCGAAATTCCTACTTGGAATAAACCCAAAAAATCTAAAAAATCTATTACCAAAAAAGCTAATAATCATCCATTGGTAGGTAAAATTCTACATACCTCTTGGGGTTACAGCATGACCATCAATAATTTCTGTAAAATTATTGAGGTTTCCCCTTCAGGCAAAACCGTTGTTTGCCGTATGCTTACCAAAGAAGGTTTTAATGGTTATGCAGGTGAGGTCAAAGCAGGTTCGGAAACCTATGGGCCTAAATTTCGTTTAAAAATTAAAGATGGATGGAATGGTAGTCCTTCTTATACAGGTTCTTATCCTTACATTTCCAATAGCAGAGATAATGAAGGATTTGTTAAAAGGGGAGAAGGAACAAGAATGGGTTACTTTACTGAACATGATCCAGAACATAAGGTTTTTGAAAATCGCATGGACTAATCCAAAGGGGCAAGAAAACAAGAAACTTGATGTAAGAGTGGACAACTTAACTGACACCACTCCCAAGTCAAGAGAACAGACACTTGCCCTTCTATAAAATATAATGGGGAATTAAAAATGGATAAAGATAGCTTATATATGAAACTATATAATTTCAGAGATTTACCGATGGATGAACAAGGTCAAATTGCTGTAAAGTTGGCAAAAATAATTGATAGGGTTGAGGATGGTGTATGGTATTATTCTCATCAAATGAGAAAGAGTAAACCTTCTCAATGTGCCTTTTGTTTAAATTCACCTACATATGGTCATGATGAGGATTGCCCTGTTCAATTAACAAGAGATTTAAGAGATTCTTTATCATAAAAGGAAAAACAATGAAATGGATAGAAAGATGGTATGTTGGTTCTCATAGTTCAGATAGAGAATATACAGTATCGAAAGCTGATGATGGAAAAACTTGGGGTTGTTCTTGTCCTCATTGGACAAGAAACTATCCAAGACCTACCTGTAAACATATCAAAGAAATTCATATAATGTTAGCAAAACATGGATTAAATCCTATAAATAACATTAGATTCGATGATTTTTTTACAGAGGAAGAGTTTACCATAAAAATATAAAGGAGAAAATTATGTATAAACTTGCTTATATAGGAAAAATTGTCGATATTCAACCTATAAAAGGAGCAGATTTCATTGTTTCTGCAATAGTTGTATGTGGTGAGGGGGGAAAATGGTGTGGTACAGTACAAAAAGATCAATTCAATAAAGGTGATCTTTGTGAAGTATATCTTCAAGATGCAATTTTACCCAAAGAAGATAGATTTTCCTTTCTAGAAAGATATAAATACCGTATTTCCATGAAAAGATTCAAAGGTGTTCCTTCTGAGTGTCTCATTATGCCACTTACCGTTGAGGGAAACATAGGTGATAATATAGCTGATACCATAGGTGTCATGAAATATTCCAAACCTGTTCATGCTTCACTTCATGGATTGGCAAAAGGAAGTTTTCCCACTAATATTATTCCAAAAACAGATGAACCAAATTTCCAAACAGCAAACCATATGGTTTATGCCTTACAAGGAAATAAATTCTATTCCACTGTAAAAGCAGATGGTTCTAGTGGTACTATATACAAAACTATTGATGGAAAGTTTGGATGTTGCAGCAGAAATCTTGAATTAAAAGATGGTGACAATGCTGTATGGAATCTTGCAAGGAAATATAATATTGAAAACAAAATTCCTGAAGGATACGCTATTCAATTTGAAATGGTAGGGCCGGGCATCCAAAAAAATCCACTTGGATTAGATGAACTTGAGATTAGAGTTTTTCAAGTATGGAATATTGAAAAAAGAAAATATCTTAATGCAATACATTTCCTTAATTTTTGTAAAACTTATAATCTACCTACAGTCGATATTATTGATTGGGATGAAACATTTTCATTCACTTCTGATGAACAATTAAGAAAATATGCAGAAGGTAGATATCCTTCAGGTAGACATAGAGAAGGGGTTGTTATCAGACCTATGGTTGAAACTAGGGTGAAATTTGAAAGATTAAGTTTCAAGATCATTAATTTAAATTATAAAGATTAAAAAATAGTTAACTTTTTATTAGAGGTATGATATAATGGTATCAAGATTTTTTAAAAACTTAATAATAGAAATATGGAAAAATCCAAAAGAAGGATTGTTACTAATTTTAATATTGAGTGGTGGATTTATATCAGCATTATTCGGTGCTATTTGTTTTGGTGCTGAAGAATGTGGAAAAAAAGTTCTTGACATGGTAAAGAAAGGATGATACCTTGAAACGAAAAAAGAGAAGTATCAAAAAGATATGTGAAATTTATTTACCAAAGGAAACCATTCAAAAAGGATTAATAGCTATTGTTCCTACAGACTATGGATGGTTCAAACATTATTGTGAAAAAAATAGGCATAATAGGTACAAGAAAACGTAATATAATTACAGATTATCATTGCGTTAAAGATGCATTCTTCAAAATTTATAAAGAAGGTGATTGGATTGTAAGTGGTCATTGTCCTAAAGGTGGAGATGCTTTTGCGGAAAGGATTGCATATGATCATGGTATTCCAATCCTTATTTTCCCACCCGAAAAGCTTAGAAGAGAATATTTCTTTGCAAGGAATACTCTTATTGCTGTGCATTCGGATATCCTACTTGCTTGCCTTATAAATCCTCACGAATCACTTGAAGAAATATATAAAAGAAAATCAGGTGGTTCAGAAGATACAATAAGAAAATTTCTAAAAAAAATCGGTTATCATAAATTTTATTCAGATAATAATATTCCATTGACTGATGAAATGAGAGAAAAGGTAATAATAGTATGAAAGAATATCTTTATAAAAATTGGGATTTTTATAACAAACTCATTGATACTCTTATAAGGAAAAACAGAAGATGATTTGGTTCACTAGTGATGAACATTATGGTCATAAGAACATTCTAAAATATTGCAGTAGACCATATTCCAACATTGAGGAACATGATGAGAACCTAATCAGGAATCACAATGAAGTGGTCTCTGATGATGATACCGTTTTCCATGCAGGTGATTTTACATTAATGCATGGAAGGGAAAAAGTCCATAAGAAATACATTATGAGACTCAAAGGGAAACATAGGTTCATAGTAGGGTCTCATGATTATTGGTTGCAGGGATGGAATGAACATGAAATATTTGAACTGAAACATCAGAAAAGACACATAGTTATATGTCATTATTCTATGAGAACTTGGGCAAGGTCTCATTATAACTCTTGGCAATTATATGGACATTCTCATGGTAAATTAGAACCTATAGGAAAACAATGGGATATTGGGGTTGACAACAACAACTATTATCCTGTATCATTCGATCAAATTACAGAGATCATGAAGACAAGACCAGATAACCCAAATCTTATAAAAAGGAGAAAGTAATGGATATAATTCAAAATGTTTTCAATATGTCAGAGGTAATATTGGCGACTGAACCTTTTTATGTTACTCTAAATATTAAAAAAATAGAGAAACTTGAACATCAAATGAGAAATGATGGTATCCAGAATTTTTATGATACCAAAAAGGAATATACAGTAGGTGTATATTTTGAAATCATCAAGGAAATTGTGGCAAGTTCAATCAATTATAATTATTGGTATGGTGCTCATGATATCAGACCAAATAATTGTTCAAGCACTACAATGTATAATGATGTTGCTGAAATTTTTGAAGATGCAATTAATCATTCTCTAAATTTTGATGAAAGAATTAAAGCTCTTGTACGTCTATTATGTTTTCATAGATATCCCTTGTTAGAAGAAAGAAAAAAACATTTATATGAGCTATGTCAATATAGAAATTGTGAAAAATTTGCAGATATGGTTAGTGCAAGAGAATATTCAGGTGAGGAATTATTCAATAATTTAGTCTTAATGTTCCCAGGTTTTGCATCAGATCAATTCTTAAAAAGAGCAAGCTTGTTTTTCATTCAGCTTTATAGGAAATTCGGATGGTTCAAGGATGATCTAATGGTAACATTATTTGTTCCTGCGGATTATCAACTACCTAAGATACTTAGACATTTTGGTGCTATAGAATATTCACCCGAATTGGAGTGGTTAGTAGATAATGGGAGACTCATTGAAAAACATTCTCTGATGGAATTACAAATTAGAGCAGCAACTATTAAGGTCTGTACAATGTTACAATATGCAACAGGATTTAACATTGCAGATGTTGATACCTATTTATGGACAAAAAGAAAGTTGGTAGATAAACCTTTTCACTTAACTTATACAACAGATTATTAGGACTTGACAAAGTTATTTTAAGATGATATAGGGGGAATATGAGTCAAGTAACAGTAACAGATATACAGGAAGTAGCATTAATGGAGACTGATGATATCATAAAATGGATATCATTACATAAAAAATCCTTGAAGGATGATAAAATGTCTGAATATCATGATATAATAAAAGCAGATTTAGAAATACTTCAGGATGAATATGATTTAAGATTTCCAATAGTTGGAATACTTAAAGAAATAAATAAAACTTTAAAGTTATTGGTGGATATAAATAAAACACCACCAATATAAGGAGAAAAAAAGATGGAAATGTCAAGAATTGAATACATTAGAAAAAATGGAAGAAAGAAAGGACATAAGAAAGGTGTACTTTTCTGTGGAATTGACCCTGATGATGATCAGAGTGTAATTTTCGGATTTGCTCTATGTCACCCTACAGACCGATTCGATTATGTTAAAAATCAAAGAGTTGTAGGTTTTGGTCTTGAAATTGCGAAATTAAGAGCAGAAAAATGGAAATTTCATACTGATTATTTTGTTCAAAAATCCTTTACTGAAGAAGAAATTTCTGATGGAGACCTATTTAAATATATTAATCCTGATACTTCAACTATAGTTGAAATTCCACCTTCAGTCATGATTAGATTAAAAGGATTCATTGAAAGATGTGAAAAATATTACAAGGATAAAGATTTTCCGCTATGGATTCGAAAGATCGAAAAAGGAGCAGAGTATCCAGATAACTTATTGGATAGAATTACGCTATATAAAATAGAAGAAATAAAAGGTTGGGAATAAGGAGATTTTATAAATGAAAAAAGATAAATCACCTTTGGAAAATTTACAAGATTTGAGAGATGATAATCATAATATTCAAAGAAAAATTGATGATTACTTTTTAAAAGATTCACCAAAGCAAAGAAGAAAGAAAAAAAGGAAAATAAATATTAAAGACCCCGATGATCTTTGGTGGTAAAAGGAAAAAAAATGGAATTTATTTTAAGTTGTATAATTATTGCTATAAAATCTACTATTGGTGCATTTTTTATTGCAGTGATAATTTGGCTTATTGTATTAATGATATTATTAATAAGTTATATCATGAATAGAAACAAAAAACCTAAATACAAAGGAAAACCGATAATAATTAATGGGGGAAAGAAAAATGGAAGTTAAAAGTGTAACATATTCATGTTTTATTCAAGATCATAGTGGTTCTATGAGTAATAATCAAGTTCTTGCTGTCAATAACTTCAATGAACAAAGAGCAAAACTATTAAAAGAAGATGATGAAACAATGGACAATTTTGTCACCATCATTGAGTTTGATGATGAAATCCATTGTAATATTGATGGTGAACCAATTGCTGATATTCCCAAAATAAAAGATTGGTGGTGTGGTGGTATGACTGCCTTATATGAAGCAATTGAATATGGTATTGACAGAATGAAACGAAAGATTGACAATGATCCAAGAAAAGATAAAGCAGTCTTAATAGTTGTTCAGACTGATGGTATGCAGAATCCACCAAATGAAGAACTAAGAATGAAAGTCAAGAAAATGATCAATGAGCTTGAGGATACTAAAATTTGGTCATTTGTTTTTCTTGGAGAAAACATTGATGAGAAGACTGCTATGAATATGGGGTTCAAAGCAGGTAATATAATGTCTCATGGAAGTGGTGATGAAGTTGTTGCTCAAGCATATGCTTGTTCAACTCAAGGTCTTGGAAATTTCATTAAGGCAAGAAAAAGAGGACAAACTCAAACCATGAGCTATTATACAGGTAGTGGAGATTCAGATAACTAAATTTCAAAGGAAACATAAAGTGGATTTAACTTTAGAAGATGTAATAATGATTCTATTCTTATTATCTACTGTAATATCTATAATTGGAACAATCATGTGGGGTTTATTTGATAAAATTCAAAAATGGGTTATGATAGAGAGAGACACAAATCAGAACAAAAATGATATAGAGGATGGAATAACAAATGACAATAATTCGAAATAAATATTTAGGAATAACACATCCACTTGAATCCAAAGGATTCTTGCAAGTTAATGAATTCATTGAGTCTTGGAAACAAACAAATTGTAGAAATGGAATACATATGTTTGATGAAGTATTGAATAATGATTCTCATTATCTACATTGTGATATTTGTGGTATTGAAGTTCATATCAAAGAGATCATCCTTCCTGATGGGAAAGATGATATTTTTGAATAGGAGAAATCCCATAAAGGTATTGGAGTGGATTGCTAATCCATCGGGTGTAAAAGCCTTGGGGGTTCGAATCCCCCTTTCTCCGCTTTAAAAGGATAGAATATGTATGACGATATTTTAGGTGAAGAAAAAGAAAATGAAAAAGAAAAAGAAAATTCTATAAATTGGGATTTTTCTAAATATGTTGATGAGGCATATTGTTATAAATGTGGTTCAACTAATATAGAAACTTTAAAAGATAAGTTAACTAAAGATTTATTAATCAGAAAAGTAAGATGTAAAACATGCTATACTGAATGGAAAGAAGTATGGAATAAAGATATTGATTTGGAACTAGAAAAAATCATAGCAGAAATGAAAGGTTAAAAAAACATGGACTTAAGAAAAAATATTATGAATAAATTATATACATTCTATCAATGGTTTCCATCAGATGCTTTTTCTTTTATCTTGGCATTATTTATTATTTGTTTTTTGTTTATAACTTTCTGTGTAACAGAAATTCACTATAACAAAAAACAAATAGATTATCTTAGGAAAGAAATTAAAACTCTTAAAGAATGTTCTAGAGTAGGTAGCGGTCAAGTATACTTACGGGAGAAAAAATATAATGAATGATAAATTGGAATTAGAAAAGGCAAAAGAGGATATTGCATTTATAATTATCACAGCAATATTTATGATAATAGTTGCAACTTTTATGGCATTGGCGATAAAAGAAATTCACTATAACAAAAAATTTATATTAAAGCTTGAAAATAGAATTGTAGAAATAGAAAAATATAAAATAGACTGTGACAGAACAAAAAAATATCATCTAAAAAATAATATAAAGGAGTAACTTTAAAAATGGGCCTTGCCTTACTATTCGGAAAATTGAAAGATACTATTAAACTCATAACTGACATAGATATTAAAATTTTAATAGTATGGTTAGAAGTAAATTTTCTAGGCCAAACCATCTTACCTGAACTATATACATGTTTGGTAGTTGGATGGTATGTTATTAATATAATATTATGGAAATTAACATTAAAAACAAATCAAAATGGAAACAGGATGGTTATTATATAGGAAGACCTACTGTACTTGGTAATCCTTTCAAAATTAATAATGACATATCAAGAGAAGAATCCATCTCAAGATATGCTGAATGGCTCATTAATGCTATTTTAAAAAGAAAAAAAATTATCGTTAATGAACTTCAAAAGATGGAACATATCCTTCAAGAAAAAGGTAAGTTAAACCTTGTGTGTTGGTGTTCCCCAAAGATGTGTCATGCAGACCTCATTAGGCAAATCCTTCTAAATAAACTCCATCAAAATTATTGGTTAATAAATGAGAAGTGTCCAACATGTGGACATGGAATATATAAAATAGGAGTACATGGATTATGAAAACTGATGACTATATAAAATTATATACAGAAACATATTTAAAACTAAAAGGTAAAGAACCTATTATAACCAAAAAAGGTGGATGGGTATATATCAATAACAATCCTACTGCTCATAGAGCTTACAAACTAAAAGAGTTTGCAAGAAATCTTGAGGAAAGAGCAAATGTATTCTATTGCATAAAAGAAAAAAGAGAAGAACAAATGAAAGAAATTATAGAACAAGATAAACCTGAAGATATTAGAGCATTAGTATCTGCAATTAGAATGGATGGAAGACATATATTCAGGTCTCAAGATATAAAGGAAATGCAAAGAGCAGGAAATAGAATTGCAAAAATGGCAAAAAGAATTCTTAATATAATGGATAAGGAAGAAATGTAATGCCTGATTTATATTATAGCATAGAAAGATTTAAAGATTTAAAAAGTTATCTATCTTATCAAAGTGAGTTCTTTTACAGATTTAGAAGAATGATAAGAGGACAAATTATATCATACAATGAAGCAAAAGATATAATAGTTGAATTACTTCATCATTTAGAATTTAATGATATTCATAGATTAATGGAAGATTTATATAATGCAAGTAGCGAACATTTACAGAGAAACACAGTGAGCAAAAATTTAGAAAAATATAAAATGGAAATGGAAATGGAAATGACAAAAAGATATAAATTTTATGTTGATAAACTTGGGAAGTTTGGGAAGTTTGAAGTAATTCATGATGATGAAACCACAAAGGAGTTAGATGAATTGCTTGGAAAAGATGATTTTATTAATGAGAAAGAAATGGAGTTATGAAAAATATTATACATAAAAAAATAACATTTTTAGAAATGATAGAGAAGGAAATTAATGATATCAAAAAGAATCCTGATTTAATGAACTCTATTCCTTTTATAAGAGAAGATGCTGCGGCGATAATGTTATGTTGTGTATTTAGAGATGGAAGAATACATTATATATTTCCACATAGAAATATTGTATTGAGAATTGTAAATGATATTGTACATATAATTAAAAATAATGGATGGAAGAAATCTCAAGAGCTATTTGAAAAACAAAAAATGAAACCTTTTATTGATAATAAAGATTTTGAATTATAGGGGGATTGATGCAGATAGTATTAAATAAAGAAGAAGAAGCTGCAATAAGAAGATATGCTGTAAGAAAGTATATTACATATGATCAAGCTTTAAAAAGGATAATTGATGCAATGACAGATGGATTAATGAACTTAATAAAAAGAGATGAAAATGAACTCAAATTTAAAGAACTTAAAACCGAAAACACTAAGATTAAAGCCTTGGACAATAGCACTACTGATTCTAATAATAGTTGATGCATTAGTTACTATTCATATAGGAACAGAAACTAATCCATTGATTACAGGAACCATGAAATTATTAGGATTATCGTTATTTCAAGCTATGATTATAAAGATTTTTTATTCATTGCCTTTTGTTTATATTTTAAATAGAACAGATTGGTCGAAATTTACTTTTTTCGCTTATCTTGGATTATATGGTGTATTAGTGGGATTTCAGTTTTGATTGTGTTGAGACATAAATGGAAGAAATATAAAAGTAGAAATCGTATATGGTGTAGACAAGAAGGGGATTCTTTCAGGCATATGCCTAATGATGTAAAGGAATGTGTTAGATGTAGTCTGTTAAGGGGTTCAGTTAAGACTATGGGATTTTTTCCAAGATTAATATATTTCAGAGATCATCAAATATTATCCATAGATCGGATACCATATACATGTACTCCAATACTCAAAGATTTAAATAAAGATTTTTTGAATGAAGATGATTTTAAAATTTGAACTTGACTAAATACAACAACTTGATAAATCAATCAAACAGGGGTATTTAAACAATGTATGATGATATATTAGGCCCAATTAAAAAAGAAAAAGAAAAAGATAAACAAAAAAAACCTTGGGAAAGAACCACCGTTGTTAATTTTTATTATAGATGTTTATCATGTAATAGAAAAGTATTAATAGGATTTCGGTGTCAATATTGTAATCCTTCAAAATCAAGGACAGTAGATGGTGGAAGTCCACCACCATAAGGAGAAGATTTAAAATGATGTATGATGATATATTAGGAGAAGAAGAAACTCCTGAAGAAGTTACTAAGGATTCAATTATATCTGCTTTGAAAGCTAATATTGAAGCAAAGGAAGAAATGATAAATGATTTAATTAATAGAGTTACAGAACTCGAAAGAAAAATTGAAGAGATAGAATTAGGATAAATTGTTGGGAGACAATGATTATGAAAAAATGTGACAATGGGCTAAAAATGAGAGAAAAAAATACTCAAGAGAAAATTAGAAAAATGTACAATGAGGGTCTATTTAAAACAAGAGAAACATTAGAATTAATGAACCTTCATAGCGAAGTTTTTTGGTATCTTAATAATGAAATAATGAAGAAATATTCTAAAGGGAGAAAATAAAAATGATATATGATGATATACTAGGCCCAATTGAAAAAGAAAAGAAGGTGGAAAATCTATTTACAAAAGAAATGTATTCTTCATGGTGTGCTGTATTTTGTATTATTCAACTTAATTATATGGTTGATATTGGTATTATGGAGATTTCAGATGGTGGAGAAAAACCTATTGTAGTGACCGAAAAGGGTGAAATTAATACCATGAAATACTTCAAAGAATTTCTTAAGAGAGAACCAAATGATGAGGATATTGAGATAGGTATGGAAGTTCTAAGAAATGAAGGATATATATGATATATGATTTAGATATGAGTAAAGCAGTTAGAGAATATTTTAATAAAATCGAAAAAGAAAATGAAAATGATAAGGTTCTTGTTTGTTGTTCTACCTGTCATAATAATGAATGTAAAAATTATTCAATGAAACATGAAGAATGTCTTACACTTGATTCACGAACCTTTTGGTCTGAAGAAATGGGATATCTTCCAAAAATGCATGAATATTCTTATACACATTGGGTTGCTCCACCACATCGTAGAATCAAAAAAATAGATTTCATCACAGAAGAGGAATTCTCATTATGAAACATAAAATAACAATATATATTGATCAGATATATTATAACCATGAAGTGATAAATGAAATTTTTTTATTCATTGATAATTAATTGGGTTAATAGAAATGACTCTAGTAAAGCTAAAAAATGCTCGAAGTGCTGGATAGGGTATTATCAATACCAGTGGCTAGGGGTATATGAATGTAGTAATGTGTATTGTAAGCACATTTCACAGACATAATTCCTTTTAATATAAAGTAATTAAAGGAGATATATAATGAGTATATATGTATATAAGAGAGCACAAAACTCTACACTCGGTTCTCTAGAGATATATATAATGAGATATAATGAGGTAAGAATATGAATATATGGGAAACTGTAATAGACTACATGAATAGAAATGTAGGAATGATGGGATCAAGAAAAGACTTGTTAGACTATATACAAAGTCAAACAGAAACATGGGAAAATCATGGACAATATATTCAGGTAGTGGAGAGAAGAAAAACAAAAAAATATATTAATTCATTCAATACCATAGACTGCTACAAGAACTATTTAATTCAAGCAGGACTAATTCAAAAGATAAAAATAAATGGAAAAGAACTAAGAGGTAAATTCTTCATTCCCTTAAAAATAGATTATGCTATAACAATAGAAGAAGTTCGAAAAATGGCATATGGGCCTACAACAATGATAATAGGAACTGATACATCTAGTTTATGGTCATCAGCAGGAAGATATGCTAATTATACAGATTATAAAAACCATATAACAGAAAAAAAACCAAAAAAGAAAAAACATATAGAACCCGAATTTCTATCTGAAGAAGAAATGAGAATATGACTGCATTCAAACCATATTTATACCTTAATCAAGTTTCAAATCCTGAAGCTTACCCAAAAAAATGTTTTAATGAAGAATGCAGTAAATGTAAACATGGTGATATAATATTCTGTAGGGGTGAACTTGGAACAAGATTTCAATCAACTCTATGTTCAGCAGGTAAAATGTTAATATGTCAAAACGGATTTATCAAACCAAAAGAGATGGAAATATAAAATGGAAAATATTGATTATTCAAAATTTATGCAAATTTGTTTTAATTATCATAAACAATATTTTGACCCTAATATATGTGATTTATGTGGTGGTACTGGTATCGTAGCAATCATGTGTTGTAGCGGCTATATGTGTGCTTGTCAAGGAATGCCAATAGATTTTAATCTAGAATGTTCTTGTGGGTTATCTAACAATTTTGATTTATTATTGGATTGGAATTATCAAGATGAAAAGATCAAAGATTAATTTTCTAACATGTACAGATGGAACAGTATATATACATAAAGATAATCTAATAAAGGTTATAAAAGATATGAAACGTATCACTAAAAGAGACCTACTAAAGGAAATAGAAAAATGTCAAAACAATTCATAAGAGAAATAGAAGCTTGCTGGCAATGTCCTCTAAGAAGAACAGACCAAAACGTAACAAGGTGGATATGTGGACATGAGATGTGTGGTGTACATGGAAAATTTATATGTTGGATGGGAGATGGTGAAGATACTATTCTTGCAGAATGGTGTCCACTTCCTGATAAAGAACTTGAACCATTTATAGAAAAAAAGGAAATGGAAATATAATGCCTGTAAGAAAAAACGAAAAAGGTAAACTAGAATACTATAGAGAAAACTATATCAAGGGTGAAGATTGGAAAAATAAGATATTTTCCTTTTGGCCTTATGTTGGTAAACCTAAAAGGAAGAAAACCAAATTTCGAGATATTGATATTATTGATCAACGAGAGACCAATTGGTATCCTGATGGTTTCGAATATTCCTATTCTTCCTCATCATGCTCAGACTCAGATTCATCAGTAACCAAAAAACCCATAGAAAAAGAAGGTAAATCTTGCTCCCCTCAAGATTGTCCAACATGTAAAGAAAAAGACTGCCCAAACAGCTATGATGATTTTATAGAAGAAGGAGATATGATAATATGAAAGTACCTAGTCCATGCAAAAGATTATGCATACATCATACAATATGCAAATGGAAATGGATGCATCAATTTATAGAGCAATTAGAAGATACAGATCATTTAATTGGAGAAAAAGAACTCGAAAATATGTGTAGTGATTTTGTTCCAGATAATACAGATTCAAATGAATTTATAATAAATATATGGGGTATATAATGAATATATATACAAAACTTATCAAACAATATAGAATGTTAAACAATACTTTTTCAGTATATAAGAAATGGTTAGTTCAAAACAAAGGAGCATATTTTGTATATATAATGACTTTAGAAGATAAAAATAGTAAAGGAGTATATTAATGCAATTAACACTAAATTGTCCTTGTGGGGCAAATGCAAATATGACACTTAACAATGAAAATCACTACACAAATTTAGAATTCATGAAAGAAGTCTATAGAACATTCATGAAAGAACATGAAGGACATGGTAACATAACACATCAAAGTATAGATGGATTCATTAGAGAAGATGAAATGATAATTAATAACTAATCAAATAGAATTCCTAAAAGAAAGAGAGATAATATTATGAGAAAACTAAAAAATATAACTCTAACAGAAAAAGAATGGAAACATTTAAAATCTGCTTATATAAGATTCTACAGAAAATATAGTA